TGGTTGACTTCTCTAGCTTTTCGCACCATGCTCTTCGCAAATAAAGTTGCTGTGGTCATGGTTTTCCTAAAAGTTAGTTATAAATATTTTGTATAAGTATATATAAGTCTAAATTATACGCACTTATTTAGAAAAAAACAAATCCTAATGAAGTTTTGTTTTGTCCTTGGGTGGGATTGCAGTTTCAAATTCACTCTCACCAAGTTCTTCATAAAATTCATCAAATAAATCTTCGTCTCTTACATTTTCTAAAATGGAATCAACTGCTTTTTTCATGTACTCTTTCGAAATACTTTTTAAATCATTAGTTAGTGGTATGGATTTATCCTCTACCATTCTTAACCAGTTAGAAGAGGCTTCGTCATAGAACGGAATGAACTGTTGATTCATGCTACTTCTATGTAAGACTTGGTCAAAAGGAATCTTGACAATAGGGTCTTCACTCATTGGTGCATACGGATAAAACGTTGCAAGAGTTGAATTGATTGGTTGTTGAACTGATAAATGACAAATCATAGGTAGAGTAACTTCGAGACCTTCATTTGAGTCTCTAACCATTCCTACAAACTCTGCACCAGTTTTAAGTTTGATAACTTCGTATTTTTGAGGTATTAAATCTTTTGGAGTTGCCATTACTTTAAATCAAATTGTTGTATTTCGTAAGAAAAATTCTCTTCGTTGTAAATATTTATACGTTCTTTTAGGTGACCAAGGGTGTAATTATCACATTGTAAGTCGTCTGCAATATCAAACAATCTCATTTCAGTTTTACCTTTTGTCTTTCTTAAACCTCTACCAATAGACTGAAGGTTGCGTATTCTTGATTTAGAAGGACTTGCAAAAACCACATTATCAATTTTCTTTATGTTTACACCAGTAGAGAAAGTTCCGTATGATGCAAGTATGACATTATTTTTCTTTTTTGCATTTTCAACTATCGTTCTGACTGCCTCTCTATCTTCTGTATCAGTTGCACCATGTACGTAATGTAATGTTCCTTTTTGTCTACTGACCATAGGATTAAACATTTCCCATAAAGGTTGTCCGTGTTTCTCTATGTATTGGAATAACACCAGTGTATTACCCTTTAGGGAACCCACCAAATTAGTTATAAATTGGTTTCTACTATCACAACTTACGAGGTAATCCATTTCTTCTTGATAGGTCATTTTCTTCTGTTTGGTATGACGAAGTATGACACAATCTATTTTTAAATTTGCAATTGTTCCCGAATCCATGAGTTCTTTTGAAGTTATGACCTTTTTGACTGGGCCGAATAATCCTTCAAGTTGTAGTCTATGAACTTCAGTTCCGTCCAGTGTACCAGTAGTACCAAAACGAATTGCAGTGTCTTTCATTTTTTCTAATATACCTTTTAGTGTTTGTGCTTTGAATAAATGTGCCTCGTCTCCGATAACCATATCAAAAGACTGTAAAACATTTTTAGGTGCTTTACTAAAACTCTGCCATGTTGTAATTGTTATAGGTGAATCGAATACTTCTTGACCATGATATATTTTACAGATTGGGTCTTTGTATCCATAGTCTTGGAAATCCTTTGTCATTTGTTCTACCAGTGAAGTAGTAGGAACTATGATAACAGTTTTCTTGTTGTAGTATCTTGTAAGTAAATATATGATAAGGGATTTACCACTTGCAGTAGGTGAAAGTAAAAGTTGTCTTCCGTATTGAATTGCAGTATTAAATGCATCTATTTGATAATCTCTAGGTTCAAAAGGAAGGTTTAAATCTGCTAACCATGACTGACTAACTTTCTCTCTTTCCTTTTCTCCTATAACGTCTTGTATACCAGTAAAGTCATATCCACGTTCTCTACAGAAATCGTCCACGTATGGAAGTAAACCAATATAAATCTTATGTGTCTTTAAAGAAAACAGTCGAACTTTTCCGTCCCAAAATTTATTCTTATATGAAGGCATGAACTTTGCATTTGGAACTGTATATGAAAAGAAATCATATAGGTCTCTTGCAAGTCCGTCATCACAATGAACCTTCATAAAGACTTCGTCTATTTTTTCTACTCTAACCATGTGAAGCAAATTTCCAATTACAAGATATAGAATACCTCTCACTATTTCCTAAAACTGGAGAAGTGTAGTGTATTAGTGTTGAAGGAAATACAAACATATCTCCCTCTTCGGGTTCCACCACAACTCGTGCAGTTCCGAACCCATTTAACCCAACCTCACCATATGTAAGGTGGAGTTGACCCTGTTGTTCTGTATTACTATTGTTCTTATATGATTCTGCATTCTCGTCTATATGTATAGAAGGAAATATAACACATACTATATCACATATTGGATAATGACAATGTGGTGGATTATACTCTAGTGCAATTTGTTTATTATACCATGCAGAATCCATTACGATATCAGAATCCTTATCAAAGTATCCACTATCGACTTCTTTGATATATGATTGTATATTTGATTTTAGAGTATTGAATACTTCAGTTCGTCTTAAAGAATCACCGATAAACTTTTCTTCTTTGATATAACCAACAAGAGTTTCAGTTGCGTCCATTTGCATAGGATTACAGATTTCTAATAGAGATTTAGATTCTGATTCAGACAATTTATACTTCGCAACTCTAGGCCCGAATGCACGTAATAGTTCCATTTTATTTGAAAGGATTACCTACTAACCACCCTACTAGTGATGTTCGAGTTCCTCGTGTGACTGGTGTGACTTGGTGGTGAACGTCTGAAGGGAATATGATAATACTACCTCTTGTCTTTGCACTGAATGGTGCAGTCTTTTTCATATTATCTAAAAGAATATTGTTCTGACCTAATTGTAACTTATCAAAAGTTCCAGTAGGTTCTAACCATTCAAAATGACCACCTTCATATTCATCGGGGTCTGATAATTGAATAGTGCAACTTAACTTACGAACCTTTCCGTCTGTTCCATGTTCTTGTCCAACTGGGCCTGAATCTGTATGCCATGTATAGAAATCACCTTTCTTTTTGTTAGGTTGTTCTGCATATTTGGTGAATTGAAAGTTTTCAAAGTAATCTAAATCCCAGTTCCAAAGATTATCTCCTCTTGCATACTCAACTGCACTTGCAAGTTTTTCATGGAATGGTTGTGGTAATTCTTCATGTTGTAACCATTTTACTTCTGACCTTCTAATTTCGTCTCTTTCACTTCCGTCTATTGTTTCTATTCCATCAGGGTCAAAACCTGCGAATCCGACTCTTCCACCTTCCCACTCTTTTCTATTTGCACATGCAATTATAGTATCAACTTCTGTTGGGGTGAAATATCCTTCTGCAATCCAAACATAGTTTTGATATATCATTATGAACCTGCCATGAACTTTCTCCAATCGATTGTATTCTTAATCGTTTGGTGTCTCCAAGTGATATTTTGCATACACTCTTTAAGATATTCTATTGTTACTTTTAAGTATTCGATTTTTGCATTCAGTTCTTGAATGTCTTTGTCTGAGTTATAGAACAGTTGTAAGTCGTTTTTCATAATTTTTAATCCGTCCAATGGGTCGTCTGACCAACCTAACTCTTGAATTTGTTCTTGAGACATTTTTCCGTTATACCATAACCACTTGTTCTTTAGAAGTGTATCATATTTGTATTGATACTGTTTCATAACAAGTATCTTACTGGATAACAAGTCTTGGTATTTTGCGTGGAGTTTAGGGATTTCTAAAGAAGACTTATCTAGTTCGATATCGTCAATTTCACAATCCTTTTCCCACTCTAGTTTAATTTCATCTAAAGTCATAATATACTATTATACCATATTTATGGTATTTTAGGAAGTGGATTCTATGTCGTAATATGTAAATCTGAATTCAACTGTTGCAACAACAGCGTCGGTTTCTGAACCACTTTGCAATTCTATACCACTGAGAGATATAGGGAATGCATCATGGAATCTGAAAAATTTATTTGGTATGTTTTTATTAGTGTTGACCACTATTGTAATGTCTGAATATTGTGCAAGGTCGTTAGTAACGTCACTGTAATTACCAGTTGCAGTCTTTTCCGTACCAGTAAAGTTTGCAAAGGCAGTTGGGTCTGAAACTGGAACGATTGCATTCATCCAATCATACATTTCTTTGAAGTTTGCAAGGTCTTCGTCTACTAAGAATGATACACTTAAGGATTCAAATGACACTTTATCGCCTGGGAAAAATGCATCTAATCCTACACCCGCTGCACTTACTGTCTCTGTAAATGATAAGCCTGGGATATTAACTGATTGAACATAGTATTCCACTGCTGGAACTTTGTCAATTAGTAATCTAAAATTATTCTTATTAAGAATTGATTTGTTAATTTCAGTCAAGTTTTATAATCCTTTTTGACGTTGTGGTATCTTGATAATCATCACCACGATATTCTCTTTGAACTACCTCTTCACAAAGGTATCCTTCTTTAATGTATCGTGTAGATATGGTTCTACTGATAACGTCTGTTGTTTCTATACCATTTGGGAATGCACTTTTCTCCCAAGGGCCTTCTAACACTTTCACTGTTTTTGCATATTCTGACATAATTTATTCCTTCTAAAGGGGGTGAATAATTCCACCCCACAATACTATTTATAGTTATTTCTCATTAACAAACTCATTCAATTCAGATGCAACAGCAATAATATCCTGAGCATTGATTGAAGTAGTTATTAAAGGTTTCTTATCATCAGGGTGATTATCGTTGTGGGTATAAACCGCATCGTTTTTCCTAGATAAGTTTTCTATTAGTATAGACTGAGCCATACTTAGTAAGTCGGCTCGTATTTCATAACCTGATTTTCCATTTGACATAATTTCCTCCTTGTGTGTGTGTTTATGTCTGTATCATTATTGATACCTTATATTTAGTGCCAAAAAAAAGGGTCTCGAAAGACCCTTTTTAAAAGTTCTAAACTTTTTTTACAGAATGTTTGATACTGCAAATTTTCTGTAGTATTGGTTAGTTCCTGCTGAAGCAAGTCCGTCTGAAGGTGTTGAACCAACAAAAGGATTAGATACCATTCCGTATCTTGTTTTGAAACCAATTTTTGGTTGGAAAGTATTCTCACCAACTGCACGAACCATTTGTAATGGAACGTAAGGGCAATAGAATAATCCAGCGTCATAAGGATTTGAACCTCTGTAACCAACTGTTAAGTAGTCTGAAGACGCATATGGGTCTATGTAGACTTTAACTCTTCCGTTTAATACACCAGCAAAAGTATTACCAGTATCGTCAACGTTAAGATTAGTTGATAAAGCAGGAGCGTAATCTAATACACCTGCCATTGAAAGAGCAGAAGCTACGTCTGAAGAACAAAGGATAAAGTTACCTTTTCCTCTTCTTGTTTCTTTAGCAATAACATTTGATTCTCTTTCGATTTGGAACAATAGTCCTTTGAACTTTTCTACAGACCATCTACCATTTGCATCAACGTCCAAGTTGAAAGTACCTGCTGAAGCTGTAGCAGCTGCACCAGTTTTCGCTTGGTTGTTAACACTTCTTACAACTTCCCTGTTTATTTCAGCAAGGATTTCTGATGATAGAATGTTTGCAAGTTCTGATTCTGCATCAAGGCCGTGGATTGCTTTAAGGTCTTGTGCAAGTTCTAATGAATATTCCGCTTTAAGTGCTCTTGACTTTGCTGTCACTGTAGCTTTCTCAATTGAGAATGCCATTTCAGCAAAATGGTTTCCAGCAGCGTCACCTAATGCTTCTGCACTAGCTGTTGACATACCGCCTGAAGTTTGTGACGCATAAGAACCATTGAATGGGTCTCCTGAGTGGTCACTTCCAACTGTTGTTGATGTTGTTTGAGCAGATGCTGAGTAATCAGTTCTAGCTTCGTTATGTAAAGCTTCTGATGTATTCAGTCTATCAGCGTCAACGTCATCGTTATATCTTGCTTTCATAGCAAAGATAAGACCAGTTGGGCCTGTCATTGGTTGAACACCGCAAATGTCGTATGCAACGAGATTTGGCATGGCACGTCTTACTAATGAAATCAAGATTGGATCCCAGTTAGAAATACCTGTACCTGTGGAATTTAAAGGTGCTGCTTCTGCAAGAGTAGCTCTGTCTTCGTTAAGAGCGTTCTCTTGGTTTTCAAGGATAACAGCTGTGACTGCACGTTTGTAGCTATCTTCGATTTTTGGTAAATCGGAGTGTTCTAGAATCGGCTCCCACTTCTCCTGTAAGTTTTCTGATAAAAACATTTTAATATTCCTTTAAATTAACCTAATGGTTTAAGTTTTGATAATGCCTCTGAATATCTAGCAATTGAAGGGTCTAGGACTTTATCTTCGTTAGAAGCAAATTCTCCTGTTCCTTCTTCAACAACTGTATCTTCAGAGATGGTTTCACCTTCAATTGGGAAATAAGCTTCTTTGATTTCTGTTACTTTCTCTTGAAAGTCTTCGATATCTTTGAAGTCTACACCATTTGAAAGAGATTCCATTTTCTCTTTTTGTGATTCAGACAAGTCTTCACAGGCTTCTCTTATCACGTTACTTCTCTTGAGAGAGTCGTTCTCCTCAACAATTTCCATGTTTTTAGACACTTCGTTATCAAGTTTCTCTTCCATCTCATCGAGACGATTTGCGAGTTCGTCAATGACGTTGTACTTATCTTCAGGAACATCAACGTAGTGTTCTACGAATAATGTTTTTAACCCTTCGATAAAGTTTTCAGTCATTTCAGACCTCAAACCTCTTTCGATTGCAAGTTCATTTTCTTTCGTCCATTCATCTGCACAATAAGTAAGATATTTGTCAACTGCTTCCGCAAGGTCACCTTTGACTTTATCTACTGAGGTTTTTAATTCTTCTGAGTATTGAGACTCTAGTTCTTCTTTAATTTCTGCAACTTTAGATGTTACAGCAGCTTTGAAGATTGTTTTTGCTTTTTCTTGATTCTCTTCTGAAAGTTCAAGAGCTTCTGAGATTGCAGATAGGTCGTCTTCTACTTCTATCTCGACTAATGAAGATTCAAGTTCAGCAGAAGTTTCTTCGTCAACAGATTCCTCTTTGACTTCTTCTTCCTTTTCTTCTTCTTCTTCGTCTTCATACTTTTCACGAATCTTAGCAACTTCTTCGTTGTCAAGTTTCTTTAGTGTTTCAACGATTTTTCTAGCGACTTCTGCTTTTGTCAAGGTCTCGTCAACTTCGTCTTCTGATATAGCACCAAAAGTTTTTTGAAGTTCTTCTTTAGTCATTTCCTTCATAGTGTTGACGATAGCTTTAATGTTTTCCATTTTAGATGTTTCAACAACATCTTTTTTAGAATCTTCTTCACCTTCTTTGATTTTTTCCATCTTTTCAGGTTTGTCTGCACCTTTCTTCTGAGCGTCACCTTCGTTTGAAGGAGCTTTCTCAGCAGCTTTTACTGATGCAACAGCTTTGTCAACAGGATTTTCTTCAGGTTTGACGACATCTCCCTTTCCGCTTTCGATTTTCTCAGCGTCGGAAGACCCTTGTTTTACTGGCTTCTTGTCACCATCTTCAGCTTTAGCGTTAGGTTGTTGACCTTCCTCTATAGCTTCAACAGTCTCTTCGACTGTATCTAGGTTATTTTCTAACTCTGCCATGTTTTTCTCCTGTTTGAGTTTACTTTTTTATTTATATGTTAAAGACTCTCAACGAACCTTTTCCACTGTTTAATTGTAACTTCTTCCAAATTATTCGACTTAGCAGACCTAATTTCAGTCTGCATTTCGTCAAATTGTCTTGCAGTAAGTAATCCGTTCTCATATACCCACTCTGTACCTTCCATAATTCCGTTAACGAAAGCTTCAGGTGCAGAAGGGTCTGCAACGATATCACCTGCTGTTGCAAGTTGAAAGTCATCTTTTACGTATTGAGCACCACCTTTTTGTTCTAGGGAACCTAGTCCACGAGATGAAACTCCTAATTTAGCACCATCATCAATCAAATTTCTTACGATTTGACCATTGGGGGTACTTAAAATCTTTGCACGTCCCACGTAATTGTTACCATCTTCTTCTAATTTGGTAATCATGTGAGACACTTTGTCTAAATTGATAGTTGGCCCTTCGGGGTGTCCTAACTCACCGAATGCTCTATCCTTTTCAACGAATTCTTTGACGTAACGTCCTACTTCTTTCTGCATAACCTCTTTAGGATATACTCTTCCGTTACGATTCTTAATTTCGGATTGCATAAAAATACCTTCGATAAAGTATTCTTTTTGTCCTTTTTCGTTCTCCTCTACTATGATTGGAGAAACACTGTAATCATTAAACTCTGATATTAACTTCATTGAAAATTTCCTCTATATCTATATTTTCTTCCTCAGACATTTGTTTTATGACACTCTTCATGGATTTCATTTCTTTCTCTGCAGTTTTCATATCCTTGTACGTTGCACCTCCGAAGTCTTGTCCATTTACGTATACATGAACCTTACCTCTATATTCAGTGTAAGTGATTACTATCTCCTTACCACCTACTTTAACAACGTCTCTCTTGAGTTCTTTATGTCCACGAGGAAGTTTAAACTTTGCCTCTTTTAACTCAACAGAAATTTCTGCAAATGATTTCATTACTCTTCAGCTTCACCAGTAGGTTCAGGTTGTTTATCCATCCAGTCTACTTGCATTTCAACACGTTTCATGTCGATTGCTTCTGCAGACTTCTGTTTGATTCCGTCAAAAACTTGTGCTTTTGCAGTATCCAACTTACCTTGTTCTATTGAATCTACTATTTCTTTTGCTATTTCACTACTCATTTATTAAAATCCTCCGAAGTCATCTTCGCCTTTTTCATCTGATTCACCCTCTCCTTCTTTGGAGATTTGTTTATCTATCTTTTTAATGTCTTCTTCCGTCTGCATTAGAATGTATTTTCTAACATATTCTTTAGAATAATACTGTCCAACATAGTCGGATACTTGAGAAAGAGTATCTATTCTCTCTCTCATTATTTCTGCATCCTTCAACTCTGTAAAATGATTGTCGGTTGCAAAATCGTACTGTAAGAAGTCTTTGATTAAATCAAACTCTTCTCCAGTTGTGATTTCCTTAAGAACTAATTGTGTCTTAAGAATATCAGTAAAAACTCTTGCAAACTTCTTCTGAAGTCTGTTTGTGAACTTATTAAATTTAAGTTCGTCTCTAGAAATTTCAGACGCACGACCCATATTGAATCCATTGTCTGCTTCCATTCTAGAGGCAGGAACGTTTAGTGATTGATATAGTTTCTTCTTAAAGTATTCTATATCTGCAATATCATCTAAATTCTGTCCGCCTGGAAGTGTAGTAATCTCTGTTCCTCTACCACCTTCTCTTCTTGGTAACCAAAAATCTTCCAACATACTCATATGTTTTCTATCGTCTTTGATTTCCCCTGTATCTGCATTGTAGACTAACTTGTTCTTGTAACGATTCATAACGTCTGCAAGATACTGTTCTGCCTTTGCTTTAGGAAGGTTACCTACGTCTATGTAGAAAATCCTTCTTTCAGGAGCTCTTGATATCCTATAGATAACAAGTGCATCTTCTAACATTGATAACTGATTTGCAGTCTTCAATGCTTTATGCAAATACCCGATTACAACATTCTTAGTGTAATCTAATAGACCCGAAGTAGTGTATGTCACTGCCTCAGGTGCAATTTTTACTGTAACCCCTTCGGTTGCAGTCGATTTATCGAATCCTTTGTCGTTAAACATATAGAATTCTTCAATCTTTTTAATTCTATCTATCTTAGTCCTAGGGTCTTTTTCCTTTTCAATGTTTCTGACCTTCTTAATCTTAATTGGGTCAACATTTCTTAGGTCAACGATACCTAACTTAGGTCGTTTACTATCAACAACCTTATGGAAGTATATTCTTCCATCTACGTACCATTTTCTGAATAATTCATGAGAGTTCTGATTGAACTTCATTAGAGATAAGATGTGATTAAACTCTTCTTGTATCTTTGTTTTGATACTGTCAGAGAGTTTTACATCTCTGAGGTCAAGGGTCACTATCTTATCTGATGTGTCAGAAGTGATACACTCATTGACTATATCTTCGATTGCCGAATCACACTCGGGAACCAAAGAGGTTTCTCGGTATCTACGAATGAGTTCTGCCTCACTCTTGACACCACCTTCCATATCGACATACGACCCGTAGGCTGCACCCGATACGAAACCACTCTGTTGCTCAATGACGGGAGTTCCATCATCGTCAACGGGTGGGACAAAGGACTTTTGATTTTTGTCCTCTATCGTTCTTAAATCGTCTTTCTTACGATTTATTTCAAACCCTAAAATTTCCATACTAATATTTATACCACATTATAGTGGTCACTTTTCACTGTAAAAGTTATTGAACTCTTTCCCAGTGAGAGAAAGTAAAGTCAACTGTAAATTCCTCAAGTGCATCTACTGTATCATATGATAAAGCAATTTCACCTATGTTTTTTGGGAACATGTTGAAAAACTCGTATCTCGCAAGGACTGAGTCATCTTTGTTAAGCTGTTCTACGAATGCTCTAGAAATAAGATAGTCTGTAGTTGTTGAACCTTCTCCACTATCTAATGCTTGAATCTCTTCTTGCCATGCTTCTAGACCACTTCTTACTGAGAACTCAACATCATTGATAACTGTAATCTGCCAGTCAGCAAATGTTCTCTCTCCAGCAAGTTTAAGATTGTGTCCTCTGAAAGGAACCACAACTTCTCCCAACGTAGCCGCAGGGATATTAGCAGCTTTACATAAGAATTCAATCTTATTACCAGCTCTTGGTATGAAAACTTTAAATCGGTTAGCTCTTGGGCCTCCTCCGATAAGTTGTGCTTTAAATTGGTCTATAGTTGCCATTTATTTCTCCTTAAACTGCACTGTAAATTTCTTCAAAATCGACACCACTTCTAGCAGCAACGAAATTCAAAGTTATAAAGTTAATACTTCTAGCAGGTTTCACAAAGATAGAACATACAAATTCGTTTCTATCTATAACTGTATCAGTGTTGTTAGTTTCATCACATAATACTGAGAAGTCTACTAGACCTCGTCTGTTCTTAACGTCTCTTAGGAAAGGTTCTACAGCAGCTCTAAACTGAGCTCTTGTGAATGCATCGTTGAATTCAAAGAGTTGTGATTTAGCTGCAACTGCAATTGCTTTCTCTAATACTATGAATAACCTTCTTACGTTGATTCTATCGAATGCAGAAGGTGAAGTTAGTGCTGTTTTATCTCCGAATAATACTGTTCCTTGGCCTGGGAAGGTAACAATTGGGTTAATTCTTGCACGATATAAGTCATCTCTTGATGATTGTGAAGGATTAAAAGCAAGTTTAGTAATACCTAAGTATTGACCTCTTGAGAAACCAGCAGGTGAGAACCATGGGTCTCTTAATAAGTCTGACCTTGCCATAATACCCGCTGTATGTCCATTAGAGGGCACGTAGCAGTATTTGTCGTTATATCTGTCATATGAGTATACCCAACCACTGTCTAACACTGCATATGAGGAAGAAGTGACTGATGAATAATCAGCAATAACGTTTGTTGATTGTGTTGATTCACTTGATACACCAACAACACTTGCACGTCTTGGTGAACATATAACCATGCAGTCTTTTCTGTCTTCTGCAATTTGTATAATTTGGTTACATATTGTGTTGTGGTCTGCAAGTAAATCTTGTTCGTTACCTGAACCATCGTCTGTTCTTGTTGAACCTACGATTAAGAATGACACGTCTACTGTTTCTGCATCACCGAAATGTGTTTGGTATGCACCATATTTCTCACCAGCAGTAGGAGCTCTTCCGTTAACTCCACCCTGTAATGAGTGAGAGATAACACCTGAAGGTCTTCCAAATGCTGTTGTAGCAGATTGTAAGTGTGTTCTTGTTTCGTTTGCACTTGCAAGTAGGTCTGTTGAATGACCTGACCAGTAAATATAGTCTGATTTTTGTGCAATTACGTTTTTGTAATAGTTTGACTCACCTTGAGAACCTTTTGAGTCTGACGCAAGTGATAAGAAACCATATGTTTCTAGGATTGTGTCTTTAACTCCAGTTAACTCTCCGTCTTCGTCTGAAACTACTACGTGAATTTCGTCATCTGAACCACCAGCGGCAGTTGCAGTACCCGACTTGCCAGGTGCTTTATCGAAAGAACTATAGAACTCCCAATATCTATCTACGTTAGCACCTGAGGCAACTAATGCAGTTAGACCTGTTCCAGCAGGTTGTCCGATTGCTTCAACTACTATTGAAGTTGAATCGGGGATTGAAGTCACTCTATACTCTGTATTGTGACCTGCGAATCTAACGATATCTCTAACAAACATTCCTGAAGAAGCAGTAACAGATATTGTTGTCTGTCCTACTGATTCTTGTGCAGAAGTTGTTGTTACTGCGTCGTTAAAATACGCATCTGATGAACCACAAACGGAAACTTTTAATGAATTACCTAAAGAACCTGCGTATTTTGCAATGTAATTACCTACAGTTCCACTCTGAGAACCATCTTGGTAAGTGTTGACGTAATCGTCATCGTTCTTTAATAATGCAGTTGCGTTTGAAGCGTTTGCGTTGTTTAGTTGAGATGTGTTGATTCTAACCACTCTAAGTGATGAACCATACTTTAAAAATGCTTCCGCTGAATAGAAGTCCTCTGCTCCAGCGTCGGAATTAGCAGGTTGATAGAAATTATCAACTAAACCCTTTGAATCTGAAACTGTTACTACTTCACCAACAGGGCCCCATTGGAAATGTCCAGCAAATGCACCTGTAGTTGATGATACCGCTGGAACAACATTTGTAAGGTCTATCTCTGAGACCTGTACGCCTGGTGATACTTGAAATGCCATACTTTTACTCCTGTTAATGTAAAAAGTTGTTTACTGTTTTATTTATAACTTTAAATAACCCAACAAACCTACTTTGTTTTAATTATTCATAGATGATGTGAACCATCTGTCTCCTTCAGTGTCTACAAAGGTATCTTGACCACTTTGTCCGTCAAAAACACCAGCTGGTAGTAAATCATCTTCTATTAACTTCTGTTGTTCTGCATATAATAAGTCTTTAACTTGTGTATCTGTTAAATGTTCAAAGTATGCAGTTGTTACAAACCAACTGAATAACACTAAATTCATGACCATATCGTCATTATATCCTCTATCCGCTTCCCAACTATTTCCCTTATGGACAAAAGTCATAAGTTCTGTTATAGTGTGCCTATCGTTGAGGATAAGTCTATTTTCTTCTAATAATTCTTTAAGAGTAGAACAACCGATTCTCTTAATCTTTCTCGACATAGTTACACCAATGTCTTCTGCTTTTAATTGACCTTGGACAAAAACATTCGGATATTCTATCTCGTAATGTAATTGTGTTGCAACCATTCCACCCTCTGCATTATTTTCTATAATAACGACTGGTTCATTATAATGTTTTACGTATTTATTTATAATATCGGGAAAGAGAAGAGGTGATATCATATTATCCCTATACGTGCAAACTTGTTTAAATGGACTCGTAGTCACGTCTATAATCGTGAATGTAGAGTAATCCATACCTCTTCCTTTTGATACATCTACAGTGCAAACGTATCTATGACCTTCAATTGGTCTTTCATATAGAAACAGATTGTCTTTATTCCAATCGGGGTCTAATGCTCTCATACCAAGTAGTGTATTACTATTGATAAGTGTATTACCAGTTCCTAAGAATGAGTTTCCATACTCTTGTTCGAATTGTGCTTCTGAAGTGTTTGCAATTGTTTCTTTCTTCCATTCGTCATCTCTGCCAGGCACGTCATACCAGTTGATTAAGAATGATTTGTATTCTGATTGGTCATGAATTGCACTTTCATATATCTTATGGAACATATTACCCACACCATTTGCAGTTGAGGTAATAATAACCTTTGAGTCTTTACCCGAGGTCACAACGGGATATGTTGCAGTATAGAATGTCTCTGCATCGTCTACGAATGCAAACTCGTCAAGATACAATAGGTTGATTGACATACCACGAATCGAACTTGAAGAAGTTGCAGCTGCAACGACTTTACTATCATTTGCAAATTCAATTGACCCTTTGTTAAGAATCTTCACGCCTGGTTGAAGGAAAAATGGAACAGACTCTAACATGGTTACGATACGTGCAATCATTTCCCTTGCAATTGCACCTTTGTTAGCAAGAACTGCTACAGTAACTTCGGGTTTAAATAATAGAAACCATAACAAATATGCACAAGAAGTGATTGATTTACCACTCTGTCTACTTGCAAGAACGACACTAAATCTATTCTTGTCATAGTGATTGATTAGTTTTTCTTGGTATCCACGTAATTCAAAAGGAACCATTCCTTCGTCTAGTGATATGATTTGTGTATAATTTTCTATAAAATGAGCAGGATTCTCAGAACACTTCAAGTATTCTGCCATTTGTTTATCGGTGTATTTTGAATCAACACCAGCTCTTTTTATGAGGTTATTACCAAGATAACCTTCATTTGTAGGTTTAACCATCTTTCTTTTCTTTCTTCAAAAACTTTTGCAGTTCTGAAGTAGAACCAACGTATAGGTGATTTTCAACTTTACCTATTTTTTGTTCGTCCTCTTTCTCCAAATCCTTAATTTTCTTTTGTACGTCTAGTAGTTTCTCTGCAGTATCGGCTACAGTCTTTATCAACTGTCCTGCGACTTCATATGCACGTGGGTGTTCGGTTTCTTTGGATAGTTCAAGTATTCCGTCAATAGCGTCTTGTCCACGTTCTACGAGGTTATAGAGGTTCTCACGGGCATACTTATAGTCCGTGTCCATATTCTCTGCTCTTGAAGGAAGTTGGACTACTTGTGTTTCTTTTTTGATATCGGTGTTGATATCTAAGAGAGAGTTTAACTTATCGTCTATTGGTTCTTTTGTCATAATTAACTGTCATTGGTTTCACTAAAACTTTCTTTAGCACCATCATCATAAAATGTCACTGTTTCTGCAACTACGAATGTATCTGCTGGGTCAACAGAACCTACAAATTTAAGTGTAGTGTTCGCTTCTATAGTCACTGCACCCGAAACTACCATAGATAGTTTATCAGTTGCAACTGAAACTACTGTTGGATTGGTTGCATTTCCTGTTCCAAATACTTCGTCATTTGCACTTATCTTTGTATTTATTGCAGTTGGAAAGGTGATTGTTGTGGAGTTGGACACCACATTTGGTATTTCTGCAAAAGCAGGTTCATAGTGTTTAACCTCTTTAATCAAACCTGATTCTGCAATTTCTGAAGTTGTGAAGTTTGCACTACCAGTGTTAATGTATTCTCTTTCAATAACATTCTTAATAACACTTCCAGTGTAAACGGGGCCGAAGAAGTATAATTTCATTTGAAACTCTAATGTGTATTCTATAACACGTCTTTCTTCATACGAACCTTCGTATGTATCTTCCATTGATACACTAGTCAAAGTTATTGGAACGTCTCTAGTGTCTGACATACTGTCAATCATTTTCATTGTAACAGTATATTCGGGTTGGAAATATGGTAAAATTTGTTCTACGATTTGTAATGCATCGTTCATATTCTTTGCAAGAATACTAAGTGTAAAGTTTAAATTGTATGGTGCTGGATTATATTGATATGAACGTTTTACATTATCTGTATCTAATTCAGATTTTGAATGACGTATCAATTTGTTTTGTTGTCTTGAAGGGTCATATTCAAAACCATTAAGTTGGAATGCCATTCTTGGTAATGAAATAGCACTTCTGTTGTTATCATTTAAGTCTGCTTCTTCTTGTAATCTTGCAAGGAACTTTTGTTTCGGCCCATATGATATAGGAACCTTAGAAATACTTAATACAGTTCCGTCTTCTTTTGTTTTCTTGAGAGTTATATTATTAAACAGTGTTCCAAAGATAGACACACTTCTCTTAATTGTCTCATTGTAAAAATGGGTTCCAAACACTATGTAACCTCACCAAATGGGTTTGTTTCTGAGAAGTCTAAGTATCCATCTGCTTTTGTTTCAAAGTCTAAGTTCTGTGCAGAACCATCGTTATTCATAGTCAATACGTCATTGATAGCTGCAATTGTATCAGATACACCCGAATCTACACCAACAAGTGTATCACCGACTGTAAGTGTTGCAGTATTATGAATAATTGTTGTTGCATTACCTAGTGACGTTTGAACCTCACCAACAACAACTCCGTCCTTAGTTATATTTTCACCTATAGTATATGCAGTAGAAGAATTCATTGTTAATCCTAATGAATATGCTTGGTCTAGTTCTATTAGGTCTGCACCTGTACCAGTATCGAAATCTTCTCCACTGTATTCAAATAATTCACATTGTAATTTAAATACAAATAGTTTACCTACTTGATAGAATGGGTCTTCGTGTTCTACGAATTTGATTTCAAACATTGAACCACTTAAAGGGAAATAAATTAAATCTCCTTCGTTGGGTCTGAGTGAAGTTGCAAGGTTTGAATCTAATGATATGAATCTTTCCCAACTTCTTAATGATAATACAAAAGTTGCTTGGTCTCGTACTTGGACACCAAACTTGGACATGAGGTCTCCTTCTCCTTCGAAACCTTCTGTATTTTCTAAGTACATTTCAACTGAATATGCATCACCAAAAGTTGATTGTACGTCTTCTCCAAGTATAGAATCCTCTTCTACAATCTCTCTTGGTAGATAATAAGTTTCATGACCATACATTCTAAGTGACTCAACAACCAAATCCTCATATAGGTGTTGTTCAGTATTTACTGCATGATTAAAAAATACATTTGTAGGCATTCAATTACCCCATCATATCCATGACTGGCATTTCATAATTCAGTCTAGATTCTTCTTCTAATTTTGTTATCTCTTCTTGTGCTTCTTGTTTCATTGCAGAACCATCAAGTGTTACCCCGCCTGGAAGTGCAATACCCGAAAACTTCGATAAGTTTTCACCCCATTGATACTTAACTAATGCAGTTGCATATTTCTTCAACCACATATCATTGAAAATATCTGTCATATCTGTAGGGTCTAACTTTCTATAACACTCTATAATGATATATTCCCCAGCACTTAATTTACTTGCACTGTAGTCCATGTAGAGTCTGTTAGAATGCATATTATATCTTATAGGTATCTGACCCACCAATATGTCGTTTAACATAGATAAATGAGACTGTACTTGTGAGTAATATAAAACACTCGTTGAAGTTAAATCCCATAAATCGTTTAATCTTAATTGATACTGAATATCAAACATACTTGAAGTCTGACCCGAATTGAAAGGAAAAATATTGATTACACTTAACACATGTTCGGGTAGTGTTAGGTAGTTTTGACCTTCTCCATATGTCTGATTTGCGATTGCTTGTGTTCCAGTTGTCGCAGCGTTATGGGTTTCATTCGATTTAAATGAATCAATCTCTGTTTGAGTAATTTGGTGTTTTAAAAACGTCTTTATAGAACCATCGTAGTGATATTCACGGAAATATTGAAGTGCCTCGTCTATTCTATCGTCAAATTGGTCATCGTCCACGTTGATTTCTAGAACTGGAGCTCCAAGTTTTCTTTTTATATACTCTTTAAAGGTTGCTTTTGAATTTGGTTCTGCCATAGTAGTATTCCTGTTATACTACTATTTATAACGATTTTAATCTTGGAAATAGGTTTTGTTTTGTAGTCTGTCTATCTTCGAATCTATGTTGTTAATTGAGTCCATAATCCTTTGAAAATCTGCCTCAATCTGTTCTCTTGTTGCATAATCTCTTGCAATCTCTTCACGTGTTTTATTGACTAAGATATCAATTCTTTTTTGTTCTGATAGAACATTTCTAACTAAGAAACCTATGGGTAAGATTATAACTGTCATTATGACATTCCATAAGATATAAGGTGATACGACTATTTCCATACCATTATTTATGAAAACCAGTTAGTTGTTAATGTCTGTTTTTGGGAATAAATGAATTAAAGTTCCGTTTTCATCAGTAGTAAAGGTAAGTTCATCGGGGTGATAACCTTTAGGGTCTCCGAATGCAGAGGTTCTATCTCCCAAATAAGATACGTTCATGTTGAATGAAATACTATATCTATCCTTATCTGTAAGATTTGGTTCAACCATATGCATTAAGGCACTTGGAAATAAAAACAATTTACCAGTTGTAGGTGCCATTCTGAATGACTGTTGTTCTCTTGGTGAATGTGGGAAGTCTGACACTACCTTTGGTGCAGTATCGATTGCCATGAATTGACCTTCGTCTCCGTCTGCATGGATATAGAATACACCACTATACCAACAACCATTGTGTAAGTGTGGAGCATTCCATGCTGTATTATCGTTTATGTTTGCCCATGAATTACCCATTGTTATTTGAAGTTTTGTAATATCATGTCCAGTCCAATCCAAAAGTTCTTTATTGAAAGTGTCTTTAATTAGTCTTATTATCTTTGCAAATGCTGGGTGACTCTCACAACCATCGTCTGATTGCCAACCAGTATATTGGTTTGATACATTTCTACCGACTGGGTCTTTCTTTCTCATTCCGTCCATAGAGTCTTTGAGAAGTTTAATATAGTCTTCATTGATTGCACCATCTTCTAAAAGGTTTCTTTCAATACAGACATACGGGAATAATAATCTAATCATTTTCTAAGTCTAACTCCAATTGTATTTCGGGTGAATCCTCACTCACATGATAAGGACACTCGGGTGGTGGATTCTCTTGTTTATATAGTGGGCCTTTATTAGCATGCATTCCACCGACACGATAACCACCAACTGCCATTTCTTGACCTCTAGTTTCGTCTGAGGTTGCTGGGTCTCTTGCAAACTCGTCCATAGTTTTAGTACCTACACGATTAGTAGTGTATTCACTTCTATTCTTAATCCAATCGTTTGAAGGATATGCAAGATATGTAGCATGCCATTCTTCTCTTTTATAAGGAACTATTTGACATAGTGGTGTTCCTTTTGGTATAACAAAGGAATGTCCTACACGAGGATAGAATATTATTTGTGCATTATCATAGTTTGCATTGAATTTATCTGTATCAATAATACCTTGCCATGTTGCAAAGAATTTGTTTTGAAATAAGAATGGGTCTAGATAAAGACAAGAATATCCAGGCGGTGTTGTTATGTTCCAAGGATTTCTCATTTTAAATGCACCTCTTACTGGTGCTTCGTCATCATGTAGATATTGAAATGCATGTCCCATTTGTGCAGCTGGGTGTGCTGGTGAGGCCATTTCATGTCCCGTACCAAACTCATGAGTTGACATTTTTATAGAATCGTCATCATTGTCATCAACACCATGTCCATTCTTAACAATCATATCTCTATTTGCACAAAGATACCAACCAGTCTTTAACCAATCGTCCATAGAAGGACATGCACGAATAGTTGTCTGTATTACACCTCTATTGTATTCAGAAAACTTCATGTTTTTCCACCATTCGGGTGAAACAGATTTTGCAAGAACTGGTTTAAAGTCTCTTAGTGTTTCTTCATTATATGTGTTGAATTCTATTGTGGGCATTGTTTAAAAAACTCCCTTTGTTCTACTAGTCTAATTTCGTCACCTCTTATCACTATTGATTTTCTATCCATGTAACGTGCCTTTTCATCGGGTGCATCTGCACCATGTGGTATTCTTCCGTCAAACACAACCAATCTATTTGGTTTAAATTCTATCTCTGCAATTTGGTGATTCTTTATATGATTTGCACGACCATGTAATCCTTGTTGCATTTTATCATAGATTCTCAATGGGCCTCCCCAATGTTTTTCCCATATCTTATTTGTATAATATAGGAAAGATAAATTCCATTCGTCTTCTTGCATACAATCTGCATGTGTTGTTCCATGCAATCCTTGTGTTTGTGAATTCAATCCCATATATTGAAACCTCTCCCACATAAAACCAAAGTCTGTTTGTAATCTTCTATCTAGGTATTCAGCAGCTGCTCTACATTTAAATAAATCATCTGCTTGGATATCGTCTGCAAAATTAGGATATGAATGTAAGTCATAAAGACCAGCACCCCAAAATTGGTGGTGTGGTAATCCTGTTTTTGAATTACCAGTTACTTGATTGCACTTGACCCATATTCTACTTCTAGAAAATGCTTCATCAATCCAATAGTGTAATTCATGAGGTAACCAATTATCAATAATATGAATATCTTTAAGTGGGAATCCTACGTCTTTTAACTTAAAGGACTCATTATGATAAATGAGTTCCATACATTAACCTGTTCTTGAGTCGGGTGTTACTGAAGGATTAGGGATAGAGGCTAAATATTCGTCAAAACTTTTTAGAGTATCTTCTCTAGTTTCTGATATTTCTCTTGAAACCGATTCGAATACACTCCAAACTGCATCAAAATATTCCAATGCTCTTCTTGCATCTGAACGTCTAGGGTGATTTGAACCCTCTCTCCCAGCAATACTTGCATACATTAAATCATACATACCATATTGTTGTGAAGTTTGAACTACATAGTCAAGAGTTATTTCTTCTAATTGTCTGATAAACTGTTTATTTAAACTGTATCCTAAAGGTGGTTCTGCATTTTCAATATACAATTCAATTGAATCTTTATCGGAACCCTCCAAAGCAGTTTTTTCTTGTTCTTCGAAAGACTTTCCTTCTTCCCACTTAAGTACCTTTACTTCTATATCTTGATAGATAAGAACGTCAAAGTCAAATCCTAAATCGGGTTTATCGGTATTCTCGTATTCCCATTCCAATCCGTTGGGTTTTCTTATTATAAGTTTACAATCTTCTGTATATATCAGTGCATTCATTATTTGTTACCTCTCTTCATTATACACTATTGGTTCTTCTTTTGCAAGCTATTTTTTGCTTTTAACCAATCATCTAAGTTATTTATGTTGGAGTAATCCATGTCTTTTACCCATGGGCCTCCTCTTGTGTAGTGAATACCATGATAATCCCATTTCTCATCAGGGTTGTCATACCCCTCCGTAAAGACATACTTTTCGGGTATTTTACTAATCTTATCCGTCCATTCAAACTGGTGTAATTGTTTTCCAGTCCAAGTATTTACTACTTCGGGTGTTAACTTCTTACAGTCTTCATGACCATTATTAAACACCATAAGACTTGACCATAGTTTTTTAGGATAATCTATATTAACCTCACCATTAAATTTAGTTGTATCATGTTCAATCTGTTGATATTGAATACATGCAACTGCATCGTCTAAATTCAAGTAATAGAATAAAGGTAGTGGTGACTTTCTCCATATGAAATCATTGTCCATGAAGATACTATAACCTTCAAAATTTTCTAAGTATGGAATTAAAAATCTACTGTATGTAAATTCAGTAGACTGGTTTGCATATTCTCTATTATAATCGGGAAGTTTTGAAATGTCAAGCAATTTGATTTCAGGTATCCAATGTGTTTGTTCAATCATGTGTCCTCTTCCTACTTGAAGTGTATCAAGTATTGAAGATTCATTTATATCTGCAAGGTCTCCGTGGGTACTATCATATCCAATGTAAATGTTTAGTGGTTTACCTTTTGATTGTAAGGACGCCTTTCTACTATGTTTATAAACTTCTTTTCTAAAACCTAACTCCATTAAGTCATGATTGTATTCTATATTACCAGTACAGAATGTTACGGACATTCCTCTATGTTTAACTAAATCATTTCTTGCCTTTAATTTTTGATTCCAATACTCCAGTGCTTCATCACAAGTCAAAGGTTCAGAATCAAATATATCCCATAAATCCGTACAGTATATTTCAAAGTTTGGGTCTTCTAATTCTTCAAATACTTTTGACCTAATAGAGCCTGGGTGAATTCTAAAACCAAATCTATCATCAACTTTAAATGTTGTTCCTTGAATTGGGTGTCGTAAACCTTCTTCTTGTATACTTTGAACTAACCAGTGTGCCTTTGCACTATGGTAATACATAGAGTTTAGAGAGATTTCTACATGGTCTTCCGTTTTCTGTTCTTCGGTTAATTCTGTATAGTCTCTTATATCTACAAAATTATCTTGAAGGTCTCTTGAATCCATTTGACCTACTTGTCTACCCTCTCTTTCTTGCCAAGTGTATAAGTGTGGTAGATATTTGAGATAATGCATAGCTTCCAATGCAGTTCCTTGGAATCCTATAAATGATTTGTTCTTACGTTGTTCCAAGATATCTCCCCACTTAATAATTTTTGTGGGTGGTATAATGTTCTCAAAGACATATTTGAACATTTTGTATTCTTCTGAATCCTTGTTGATATAATCAAGGTCTTGGAAACTACCCAAGTGATATGATTCTCTTTGGTGGAGTTCATGAATTGGTAATTCTTTTAAATTCCAATCCTCGGGTTTAATGTGTTCTTGCAGTTCTGTAAAGTATTTCAAATGTTTCATACACAATATTTAGGTACAAAAAAAGGGACTCGAAAGTCCCTTTTAGATTTTTTAAATTGTTATTAAAATTCCATAACGTTTTTAGTGTTACCACTTGGGAATCCACCACCTTGGAAACCATAGAAGTATACGACTGGTTGTCTATGTTGATACGAGAATGGGTTCCTAGCAGGAACGGGTTGTCTCGCATTCGCAATATAAGGCACACGATATGTGAACGGGTTCCTTGCTGGAACTGGTTGTCTAGCATTAGCAATATATGGAACCCTATATGTGAATGGGTTTCTTGCTGGAACTGGTTGTCTAATATTCGCAGGATACCTTGCACTATATGTGAAAGGTGACTGTTTATTACTAGGTGACTGAGCATTCGCAGGATACCTTGCGTCATATGTAAATGGTGACTGTTTGTTTCTTATATTAGGTTCTTGAGCATT